ATAAAGATTGCGTTCGTATGCACAATCATGAAGACCCGTGCCCTAATTAACTTCGCTGTTCCTCCCGAGAAGAAAGCAGAGTACAAAGTTGCCTGCACAGTCCTCGGAATCTCAATGACAGAGGTCTGTACGAAAGCACTCGACAATTCCGTAGTGCTCGCCAGGAGGATACAACCAATACCAGGTGACAAACCATGAAAGCAATCCAAGAAGCATACCAGAAGAAATTAGCCGAAGAGAAGGCAAAAGGAAAGAAAACCCCTCTTCCCCCAAAACTACTGCCAACTACTAATCCCAAGAGGGAAAGTAGTAATAAGAGCAAATCAACGTCGGAGAAGACAACTACTAAATTGTCTTCCCCCGTTATCGGAGAAACTAAGGACGCTGAAGACGCTGAAGACAAAGAGGTTGAAAGTGGACATCAAGATTGAGATTGATGAGGAATTGCAAACCACCGGAGGCTACGACAAGTTCAAGAAGGAATACAGCCTTGTCCTAGCTGAATCCACTCAATCCATCGAGATTGACCGCCTCACGAAGAAGGACATGAAACATTTGCGCTCCCTCATTGACATGCTCTTGGAAGAGGATGATAAAGATACTCTATCTGGATTGAGGAAAGACCTTATAGAAGAAGATAAGCAGGATGCTGTCCTTGGGTTAGGGAGGAAAATTGAATGATTACCCTCGACATAGAAACCACAGGGCTGTTTCCTGGGCGCATGCCTCCAGATTACATCGTTGGGATTGGAGTCCTTTCCGATTCCGAAATGCGCATTTTCTCTGTTCCCCATCATTTGTTTCATACTAGCACGTTACCCAATATCGAATCCCTCATCCTCAAAGATTTCTGCAATTGGTTTGGAAAACAACCAGAAGATTTCTTCCTCACTTACAATGGCATCGCATTCGACATTCCATTCATTACTACCAAATTATTCGAGATGGGTACATCTGGGTTTGTTGACAAGTATGCATGGAATCACCGTATGGCAGAACAACTCCTTGCAACACCCAACACCGACCTCATCAATTATGCCAAGTTCGTGACCGGAAAGCGCCTCAGTAAAGATGATTGCTGCAGGAAACTTGGCAATCTTTATGTTCCCCGTAAAACAGAGGGCTTGTGGAGCGCTCGCATATATAAACATCCACACCTCTTAACAGAGAACGACCATCTGCAGATGCTTCATCATAATGCCGTAGACCTCACCGCAACAGCAAGATTGTACAATGTCGTCAAGGAGTTCCCGGATTATGCTGAATGGAGAAAATCCGGGATGAAGAGAGATGGGTAGGCACAACCGCAAAAAGCAAATGGTTCTCACGAAGGCGGAGTTCCGGGAGGGAGAAGCAGTCCTTTCCGCTGTGCGCGTCAAGAAGTTCTACCGTCTTGGGGATGTTCGCAAGACTGTTGATAAGGAAACCAATTACTCTTTCGGGATGAAGATATTAATTATAGGCATCTCGCTCATGGAAGACCCAAACAAAGCAAAGGTAATATTCAAAAAACAACATGAATTGGAGCTGTGATTGAAATGGAAGGTACGAACGCTAGGGAAATGGCACAGAAACACATAGACGCGGAAGTGGATAAGGAGATGGAACAGATGGCTGCTGACATCAATTGCAACCGGATGAAGGCAAGACCTCGCTTCAAGCAGAAAACAAGACTGACCGGAACGATGGTGATATAAATGCCGATGATAACTGACATAATAAAGGACAAAGCTCCGGAAATCAAGAAGCTTGCTCTCCTAGTTCCAATGAGGGGAAAAGTTGACTGCATCTTTCTGCAGTCCTACCTCGCGCTCTTCATCCATCTACTCAAGAAAAAGGGGATTGTAGCACAACCAGTCTTCTCTGATGCCATGCCCCTGGATAAAGCAAGGTGTCAACTTGCAAAGTCAGCAATCATCAACAAGTCCGACTATGCCCTTTGGATGGATTCCGATGTGGTGATGACGGAGAATATGTTTGAGCGCCTTTGGGAAACCCTGCACACAGATGATGAAGATGGCAACGAACGTCATATCGTCACAGGTGTTTACTATGAGAGGGAAATCCCATACGACGCAGTCATTCGTAATCGCAACGACCTTGGTCTTTATGAGAAGATTATGCAGTTCCCTGAAGACAAACCCTTCAAGGTGGATGGCATGGGCTTCGGTTTCGTGCTGATGAAGATACAACCCATCCGGGACATCTTTAGTGCCACCAAAGGCTTCCCGTTCAGATGGACTGAGAAGGTATCTGAAGACCTGTACTTCTGTGATATCATAGGAGGAGCAGGAGATATAAAGATGGTCGATAAAGATGGTAAGCCTATCACCTACCCCATTTGGTGTGAGCCTCGTGTTCAGGTGCCTCATTACGGTTCCTATACCACGCAGTGGCATTATCTTCATTATAAGCTGGATGAGTACCATGATATTCAGGAACTCAAACGCTACCTGAAGGTGCCTGCAGAAGAGGTTTATCAGAAATGCATGCATGGCGCATTGAATATGTGCAAGGCATGGCAGGATAAGTTTGGGAAGGGTGTCGATGAGAATACTCTTCCGGAAGAGGATGTCCTGGAGTTCTACCGTACCACCAACCTGTATCTATACGACCTTACTTGGTACTGGTCGCATAATCGCCAGGGACGTGAATCTGTCATGAATGTTATAAATGATAGAGCCCGAGCGGGTGCAGAGGTAGAAGTGCTTGACTTTGGATGTGGAATCGGGGACTATGGATTGCAGCTCGCGCAAACCAATCCCAAAGCGAAGGTGTACTTCTATGACATCAATACGCATAACCTTGATTACTTGAAGTCGCGCATCGCCATCCGTGAAGCACAGAACCTCATACCAAAGGGAAACTGTGTCATCTTGGATAAGCTTCCTGAGAAAGGTGACTTTGATATTGTCATTGCTTTGGATGTCTTGGAACATATCAAGAACCCCGAAGCAACAGCGGTAACTCTGCATCATCTTATGAAGCGGAATGGTATTTTGCTTGGCATAGTTGCTCCTAAAGGAGCGTTCCAGCCACAGCACATATCAGAGCTTGATTTGAATACATGTGGTTTCCTGCAAACAGATGTTTATTCCTATGTTCGTGCAGATAGTGACCTTGCATCCTCGTACGCCCAGAAGGTGGATAATCTTAAGACAAATATGCACACAAAAAATCTGAAAGATACGAGGGCACCTTGAGTTGATACCTATGTGGAAAAAGATAAAAGACTGGTTGTTTGGAAAGAGGATTGATGCCCGCACCCCTGAGATGTTTGTTTTTGAAGGGCTCATTAGGGAGGCAGGAGGAAGGGTCTTCCCTTACATTGGGTTAATCAACCCGGGTAGTGGAGATTGGGTTTTCAATGAGAGTCAGAGGGACTTCCTCAAAATAATCTCTTTTGACTATAACCAAGGTCAAGAGGTAGGTATGGTTCAGAGGACAGGGAACGTGTATTATTACTTGGCAGTGAATGGTGCCTGCTTCCGTTGTACAATATGAAGGAGATACTATGCCCATATACAGAGGTAAAGCATTCAAACAATTCCTCGTAGACAGATATGCGATGGGGTTTGAGTCCCACGCAATCTGCCAGGAATTTGAGAAGCAGATGGGATTACCCATCTCCGAATCAGAAGTAGATGCTATCCTCAAGGGATGTTCTGATGAGATACGTCAGCGTGAAGATGAGCTCATCGCAGAACTGAAATCCCAAAATGTTGTGGGCGCCCTCCTCCAAATCAAGAGGGAGCTTGTTGAAGTAGCCGCACTTGCCAAGGCAGATAAAGATTACAAGACCTTTGCGCAGCTCTCCAACTCCTCCATGAAATCCTTGGAAGTTATTATAGGCATGACGGAAAAGTTCCGCAAGCATGAACATACCAAGGAGAAGGTTGCAGTACAGAACAATTATTATGCTATAGAGGTCTTGGTGAAGGACGGGCTTATCGAAGTGAAAGACGAAGTGCGTTTGAAGAAGATACTTGGAAAAGTTGAAGTGATGAAATGAAGATGGAAAAGCTGGATTTAATATTGATATTGGTTACGGCAATGTTTGTCCTTGGGATGATTTATGAGCACCATGTGGTAGACGTTAACCGGGCAGAGAATGCCTTGGCGCATTGTAATTCTCTGGGATATAAATCCTATCTTGGCTACCGAGGGTATATCTTCAATTCAGAAGCAACTGCAATACGATGTACCTATCCTCAACAGGAGATACTCGCAAAGAATGGAGATACCCCTAAAATGCAAAGGGAAGGATACCTCTAATGCAACTCGGAGAAGCTCTGCCCCTCGCAAACTTTGAATACTTCTGCAAGATTGTCCTGCGTCAGAAGCTCGGCACTATGCACAAGGAATGGATAGAGGCAGTTCTCACTCCAGATAAGCATGCTTGTATTATGTCAGCTCGAGGTCATTTCAAGACGACCATCCTTTCTATCTCATTGCCTCTTTGGATTATGATGCGGGAACGCACTCCCAAGATGATTGTAATTCTCTCTGCAACACTCGAGCAATCCACCGAGATAATGAACCTCCTCAAGCGATTAATAGAGGAGAACCCTACCCTTCGAGCAACATTGTATCCGGATAGAATCCATGATACCAAGTGGTCGGAAACCCAGATACGTACAAAGAATGGTCATCGTGTCCTCTGCCTTCCTTTCGGTGATACCGTGCGTGGGAAGCATCCCGATTATTGTATCTGTGATGATGTCCTCAAAGGAGAGGTAGCTACCGACATCGAGAGTGCAAAGCGTGTATTCTACGGAGTCGTGTATCCCATTGTCCAGGCGCGTCGCGGAAAGATTATCGTGGTTGGCACCCCTATATCTTACATTGATTTGCTCAATGACCTATCCACGAAGCCCAACTTCATCTTCCTCAAATATCCTGCAGTCATCTTCAATGACGATGGTACTTGGAAAGCTCCACAGTTCCCAGAACATTTTGACTTGCCTCAGCTGCAGAGCATACGTGACACTATGCCTTCTCATTTATGGGCAAGGGAGTACCTCTGTAATCCTGCATCAGAGGATACTGCTTTATTCCCCCAAACAGTCCTAGACCGCGCAACTGCACAATATATTAACGTAAAGGCGGAATACTTGAAATTGGAGGGAACCGCGCGCAGAGTGATTGGCTGTGACATTGCAGTAAGTAAGAGTGCTCGGGCTGACTGGAGTGTCTTTACTGTCTTGGATGCTTTTGAAGGTAAGCCTATTCTTCTGGTTGACCAAGTGCGCAAACATCTTTCTGCTGAAGAGAATGTGGAGGAGCTACAGAGATTAAACAGGTGGTACAAGCCCAACCGCATCCTGGTGGAAAAGACAGGAGTGGGCTGGGGAGTCGCAGAAGCATGCACCAAAGACCCTTTTATGATGAATGTCGCAGCTGAGTTCGATACCAAGATGGCAAGCAGAGAACGTATCCTCTCGCGCTTGGAAGTCACCATGAGGACTGGAAGCCTGGCTCTTCCTAAGAATGATGTACTACTTTCTGAGTTAAGCCAATTTGCATACAAGAAAATGAGGGATGGACGCATGGCTTACCAATCTTTGGGTGCACATGACGATTGTGTTCTCTCACTTGCTATTGCACTTGAGGCTGCTTCCAATCGTACAACTGCGACGTTGACTCTTGTATAGCGACTTTGAAGACACTCGCGCCAAAATCAATAATCGCGTTTATATATGCGAGCTCTGCTTATATACACTCGTGGGCAAATTAAAGAAAATCAAGAAAATCCCTGTATCGGCTCGAGTTATTGATGACTATGTAAATATGGGCAGCGACCAGCCTCAGCCTCGTCCTGCAATGAATAATGTCATGCGCGACAGCCTTTATCTATGGTATTGGAAAATGCCCGAACTTAGAGCGATAATATCCGGAATGGTTTCTGATGTATTTGGAGAAGGATATGGACTCGAAGGAGATAGACCCCGTCAAGCAAAGACTAACAGGTTCCTCCGGAAGAATCGCTTTAACACTTATGGAAAAGCCGTGCTGAGAGATGCTCTCATTTCAGGCGACGGTTACATGGGCAAGGCGTCCCTAACTGAGAGCCAACTCCTTGAGGCGATGGATGTAATCTATACGGATGTCTTTCATAAATCTTCGTCCCCACTTGCGAAGCAGGAAGTCTTATCCCGCGTCCTGACTATGAAGCCCGACATTTATTCGCCCAAGGTGTTGTATCCTTTGATGTCCAGGGGAATGTACATCAAATATGATAATCACGGAAAGATAACGGGCTACGTTCAAAGACCCAGGAATAGTAACGCTGCCTTTGCTGTGTCAGATAATCCCAACCCGGATAACCCAAGTACGTATTCTCATGGACAACTTGGCTCTCCGTATGCGGTGGAGTTCCAACCTGAAGAAGTAATTCACTTTCCTTATGAACCTGTGGGTGACCAGATATACGGGAACTCTCCAATCCAAACAGCAATTTATGATGTTCTCTCTCTGTGGTATGCAAAGACCTACGGAGGTTTGTTCTTCCAGAATGATGCCACTCCCTCATATATCTTTAATATGCCGGAGGACTCTCCGGACAGCCAGAACTACAAGAAGTTCGTAGAGGTTCTCAAGGAGCACCGTCAGAACCCTCATCGCAATATGGTGATTACCGGGAATGTCGGGATAAATAAGGTTGCTTCACTCTCCAAAGACCTGGAGTTCTCAAACTTCATAGACAAATTTACTCAGAAGATTATGCTCTCATTCGGAGTGACAGCTCGCTTCCAACATCTATTCAACAAGGGAGCAACCTCTCCGGTAACTATGGAGAGCTACTACAAGCAAATCAACTCAATCCAAACTGAATATGAGGATACTTATAATAATGAGTTGTTCGACCAGTTCGGAGTGGAATTCTATTTCAATCGCGTTTATAAGCGTGATGAAACCAGAGAAGCAGATATAGCAGTAAAGCTTACCAATCTGACCTGGACTGTAAATGAAGCCCGTGAATTCTTGGGTTTCAAACCGCTTAAAGATAAGATATTCGATGAGCTTCCTGCACAACGGCAGGATGAACTTAGTGACGAAAGAGAAAGGAAAAAGAAAGAGGAAGTTGCTTCTGGAGATGCTCGCACAGAACAGAATGCAGAAGAGCCGACTTCACGGAATGTAATGATTGGGGAAAGCCCCGTAAATGGTGAACCAAATGAATAGCAAATGGATTATAGCATTGATGATGTTCGCTCTCCTGGGAATAACAAGTGCAAACTTGCTTGAATACCAGTTGACGACAGGAGGAACTGAAGAGTCACTCTCGACTCTTACTACAATATCCCAGTTGGGAAATAATACCTACGCTACGTTTGTCAGCAATGAAACTGATGACAATACTACGGTGGATATCACCATCAAGTATATGACTGCAGATTACAAACTGAAGAGCACTACCTATGCGCTCAATGGGGTTACCGCAGTTGTAACGTCAGCCACCAATTACGTTTATGATATTCCCACCTCGACTGCAAGCAATGCGTTTGCTCTCACATTGACAGATGGCGCCCTCACTTCCGCTGGAAAGAATGCTTCCCTCACTTGCGCCAATTACACCAATGTCTACTATCTCTCATACGCGGTGGCAAATTACACTCCGGATATGAATGCCACTCTTGCGACTGCCCTTGATAATACTGACGATGGCACTACTGCAACCTTGTATGATGTGCAGATGACCGAGATTGTATTTGATAGCGACACTTACCCTACGGTTCTGTGGCGTCATTACAATCCAGCACTCACCATTACTGGTTGGTCAAACACAACTAACTTGGTTCTCCCAGCAGGAGAATACTTTGCGAGCTCCACTCCATTCACATCTACACCGGAGAGCATGACCGGGACAGTCACCATTACCCCGAATGCTGGACTTCGTACATACAATCTATCTACCAATGACACAGCTTCTCAGGGATATTATACAATACCATCCGCTCAGTTGGTTCAGAACAAGCGTGTGATTGTACCTGCAGGCGACCTTGTCACTTGTGTAAATGCTACATTGGCTGTTGGGACCTACGAGGATGACATTACTACTACCGTGTATTCTCGCACAGGAGCTCTAGCTGCTGCGGTGAATGATGTCGCGTACATCTATGATGCAAACCTTTCACAAGCTGCAGCAGGAAACGTGACTGTGAACAACACAGTTGGAACCGTTCTCCTCATACCACCCGGGAACACTACTCCCATAAGTAATGAGGGTGAAGAGATATGCTTGAATCCCTCAGGCTGCATAGTAAATGACCTTTTCTATGGAGGAGATGCCTTCTGGAAAATATCTGCAAAGATATTCGCAAAGGATGGAACCAGTACAACTGCTCTCGCAGTTTATCAAATTGCAGGAACAGGGGACTGGGGTAGTGCAACAATAAGATTCGCACCTGGGGAAAGGCTCATTTGGTATGGTCTTCCTTACACAAGCGGAATGAATATTTCCTTGAACTATGAGGTGAAGTAGATGACTGATGATAAAGACATCGTAAAGATGTATGCCCCCTTTGTAAAGATAGATGAGGAGAACCGCATGGTCTTCGGCTATGCTACTACCCCTACTCTGGACAGCCAGGATGAGATAGTAGACTTGGAAGCTTCTTTTGAAGCAGTTGATGAATGGAAGAAATGGGCGAACATTAAAGAGATGCATCGTCCAGAAACTGCAGTTGGAATTGCTCCCATTATCGAGAAGCATATCGGAGTCGGTGTGTACATCGGTGCAGAGATTGTGGATGACATGGCATGGAAGAAATGCCTGAAGGGTGTCTACAAAGGTTTCTCAATAGGTGGACGCAACCCTGTACGAGAAGTAAAAGAAGACAAGAAGACACACATCGTCAAATATACTTTGAGGGAAATCTCCCTTGTGGATAGACCAGCAAATCCAGATAGTACATTCATGGTCGCAAAACGTGACGAAGACGCCTCTACGGAGGCGGATGGAGGAGATAAAATGGAACCAAAAAAAGAACCAGAAAAGAAACCAGAAACCTCCAACCCTGTTGCTGGCGCAACTGGTATCCCGCCAAAGCCGGAAGTAGAGGCGAAGGATAAGGTGAAAGTAGAAGAAAAGAAAGAGGAAGCATCAGCGGAAACGCCTGCTAAATCTGACGAAACTGTCACTATATCCAAAGCGGAATTCGAGAAATTGCAAGCTCAGAACCAGGAATTGGAGAAAGCTCTTGCCAAGAGCAAAGAGCAGGACGTAGTGGCTAATGCCATCCTCAAAGCTGTCGAAAAGCTAGAACCGAAAATAAAAAAGGTGCATGAGGAACCGGATAAAATCGCAAAGTCCGACGAAGAGAAAGTAGAAGAAATGAGAACGCAGATGAAAAAAATGAGTGTTGGAGAGTTGACGCAGTTGATGCTGAAACGTACACCAATCTCAAAGGAGGAATGAAAAAATGGCAAACCCAGAAAATCTGCTCAAGGCTCTAAACGAAAATACCAACACCCAGGGTGGGTTTCTCGTTCCTGAGATTTGGGCAGCCAAGATATATGACATAATCTTGGCGAAGTCTACAGCTATCCAGCTTTGTGAACAGATTACAATGACCTCGGATACGTTGTTCTTCCCCAAGGTGACGGCGGCAAGCACGGCTTATTTTACAGCAGAAGCCGCGGGCATTACCGCAAGCGAACCTACGTTCGGACAGCTGACTATTCATCCTCAGAAGATAGCAGCCCTCACACAACTTTCTACGGAAGTTCTGGAGGACAGCAACCCTTCGATTATGAATGTGGTAACCCAGCGCCTTGCAGAGGACATAGCTCTCAAGATTGACTATGAAATCTACAATGGTACAACCTCAACAGCAGGCTTCAACGGTATGAGAGATACTACGGCAGATACCGCTATCTCTCAGGTTGCAGTTGGTGGAGAACTATCCACAGATAATATCTCCGATGCGATTGAGAAGCTTCAGTCAGCGAATATTGAGCCTACGGATTTCATTATCCACCCGAAGTTGCTCAACAAACTGAGGAAACTGAAGACCACCACTACCAGCAACGAGCCTCTTCTGAACATGATAACCTTCGGAAGCGAACCACTCGGAAACGGTGTAGTCGGAAAGATTTGGGGCATCAATGTAGTTTTGACTACTCAGCTCCCAGCCGACCTATCCGGTGGAACTGCAACTACTGCAACTGAAGCTCTGCTTGTATCAAGGCAGAAATGTGGTATCTTTGCAAACCGCAGACAGCTGAACCTCAATAAGTTCTATCTTATTGATACGGATGACTGGAAAATCCAGAGCAACATAAGGTGCGCCTTTAAGGTGAATTACTCAAAAGCAATCTGTGTGCTTACGGATATCCAGTCCGAGTAGGGTGAATGACATGGCAAACACAAAGGAAACTGGTGCACTATCTGAGAAGATAAGTAAATCAGCTGACAAAAGGCTAGCTGAGGAATCAGCTATTCAGGGTTTCCTTCAGGTTGAGCATGTCCGAGATGGTAACGTAATTGCAACCATAGAGTCCCCAAACTATGTTGTAGATGCAGGGTTGGCTGAAGTAGCCGAGCTTATATCTACGAGTGGTGCAGGAACTCTATTCAGTGCAATTGCAATTGGCACAGATGCCACAGTCACAGCTGCAACACAGACCCAGCTGATAGCGGAAAGCCATAGGGCTGTTTTCGCGGATGCGGTTGCTTCAAACACAGCAACCTTCACTGCGACATTCAACTTTACCGGCTCATTCACTATCCAGGAAGCAGGCATTTTCAATGCCACCGTCACGGATGGAGATATGCTCTCAAGGAGAGTGTTCTCAGCTGTGAACGTTGCTGATGGTGACAGTTTGGTAATCACGTGGTCAATCACCGTGAATCGAACCTGAGGAGTTTAACTCCTTTTTTTTTCTTTTATTTTTTCTTACCCCGGAGGCAGGAGGCAATGACATGGAGTTCCCAGAATGGTTGGTCGACATCTTCAATGCAGGTGCGTTGAGAGATGAGAATACCCGCCTTAAGGGAGCACTCGAATCATCTGAACATTTATGCAACCAGCAGTGGGAACAGAAGAAGGTTGCCTTAGACCAATTATTCATACTTCAAAATCAATACAAATCTGTGACCGCGCAGGTTGCTTCTGCCATTGCGGCATTGACCACTTGTCGCAAACTCACAAAGGCAGACAAGGCTACCATAAATGCCCTTACAAGCACGATTGATACCTTGAACAAGGAAATGAACCAGAGCAGGGAAACCCTTTATTTAAAGCCCATGCCGGCTCTCCTGAGCGAAGCCCCTTCATCCAACGTAATGCTCTCGACTTACATCATAACTACCGCCAGGGGCAAATCATACCATTCATACCCAGACCATCCGAGTGTCTTCCAGCCATGTCCGGTGTTCGAGAAAATTCTCACATCAGCTGACTGCAATACCAGGAGGGATGATATTTCCCCAGTTCAGATTGCTAAGCTTATTTCAAATGTACTCCAACTTAAAATGAGTTATGTCGGTGACCAATCCCTTTGGGGGAGAATCGACAATTGGACCCTCGCTACGACAGCCCTTAGTTTGCGGAAGGATGACTGTGAAACTCTCTCCTGTGTCATCCTCTCTGCACTCTTCTACTACCAATTGAAGTTCGGTGCCTTCAAAGATTACTCTTGTTTCATGGGCTTGGGACACATTGTCCTAGGTGGAAAGAGGTATGGGCATGGCTTCGTCATGCTGATACATGACACCAGCACAGACCTTACTGATAGTTTTGTCATAGAAGCAACTGACCGTTGGGCAAGTGACCCTATGTCCCTCGCGACAGCAAAGACCAAGTATGAAGTTGATTGGGGTTTGATTGGAT